GTCATACTCTTCAATAGTTTCCATGTCCATAACACCCCAGTACTCTAGTACCTCAAAGCGTTCTACGCCTGAGTCTAGCTGGTAGTCTTTTAGATCATCTTCCCAATACTTCTTAGTATAATTCTCACCTTGATTTACGACATCTTCAATAACTTCTTTACGGAAAAACGGACGCTTCTTTAGATCACGTAACTGGCTACGATTCATCTTGTGTCGTTGCACAGAGAACTGACAGTCACTAATATGAGCAGCATCAGGATCAGGATAGAAGTCCCACACAGATACATAAGATACCTTAGGCACAGTCTTAGTAACAGGAATATAGTTACCATCTTCATCCCAATCAGGGTACTCTTTGTCTACTGCCATTGGCCCTTTCATAATGCCTGTACCAAACAGTGGCATCTCAAATGCAGCAGAGCGTAGTTGCTTAGTTGCTTCTGATTCATCTAGCTGGTCATGGATCTTCTTCTCCATGCGTTTAGCTGCAAGCATAGCAGGATTATAGTTAACTGAGGTAGGTGAAGAACCCATACCTTCTTTAACATCCTTACCTTCTAGCTTATCTTCTAGTGGCCCTAGCTTTAGTGAGGACTCTGTAGCACCTGCTGGTAGTTCCTTTCCATCACCAGCAAAGCCATAGGGAGAATCTCCTTCTTGCCCTTCTGCTGCTGGATCATAATGTACATCACCTGCAATGCCCTCAGGCAACACAGTAGGATCTACAGATAAAGGAAAGCGACCTGCACTGAATAGCACATCAGTAATCTGACCATAGGCAGCAAGTACCTTAGTCTTAGTTACTTTAATAAATACGCGAGACTTCTCAGCTTCAGTGAACTTAACTGCATCACTATACACACCACGATAGTTTTTGTAGTTACGCAGCCACTGATCTTCATATTGTCTACGAGCAGTCTCCGCTTTGCTAAATCGTTCATTCACTATATCGACTAAGCGATTAACGTACAGCTTTTCATCGGATGCTTTTGTTACATCTTCTAAGGCTGCTGTTTCAGTGCTTAGTTCTGGTAATTGTTCTTCTGCCATTTGTTACTCACAAAATGTTAATTATTAATAACCCATTACTGGGTCAGCTAAATACTGTGCGTTAGGTCTTGCTGTTGCTGGATCATAATCAAATATACCAAATCTAGGTCTGGACATTATGCCGTACCTAAGTGCATCGTATAAGTGATCGTGTGCATAGTTAGTGTCTATATCTTCTGCATTCTTTTTATCTAAAGGTATAGTCGGTAGTTGAGAGATGAGGTGATTACAAGTATTGAATATAGTCATACGAGGTTCTTCAGTGAACTCGTCTACCTGTAAGCGTCTGTGCATTTCATTCTTACCAGATATCCTAGTTCCCTTAGACCTATCTGATGGCCTCCATCGACACCCTTTCAATACCATACGTTCTGCTATACTAGGGCCAGTGTCACCCCGTTTATGCCAGCATGAAGAGTCTAATACTCCGTACTGAATAGGGCCATCACCTTGCTCTGCATCTAATATCATCTCAGCTAAGTCTTCTGCTAATACCTTAGATACGTACATCTCTCTGTATACAATTAGCTGGTTATCTGGAGCAACAGCGCACCAAACAATTGCGGAGTAACTACTGTAGCCATAGTCTCCAGCACGGAACTTAGTCCAGTTACGGGGTATTTCAAAAGGTTCCACAACGTGTATAGACCTATTGAACTCAGGAAAAGCTGCACCTTCTGCAATGTCCCAATCTCCTTCCAGTAGTTGCCTACGTTGTTGCTCTGGTAATGAAAGTAAGTTTGCTTCATAATCACCTGTCTCTGTTAGGTAGGGGTTGTCAGATAACTTAGCAGGAATAAACTTCCTACGAAATAGTGCCTGTCCTTCCTTGGAGTGACCCGATGGATACACCATTGGGTGACCTGTCTCTGAATCAGTAGCATCAAAGGGTTCCCCATATGGAGCAGGGTCAATGAACATCTTCTTTACCCAAGCATGACCACGGCCTCCTGGGTTTGTAGATGCTCTCATAAAAATAGGTAAGTCTGTTGCTGTACTACGTAAGCGTGATCGTAGGTAATCCCAAGCGTAGGATGTACCCCATTGAGTTAACTCGTCAAAGCCAACCCAAGAGAAAGATAAACCTTGGTAACGAGATACGTCATCATCTTTATCTAGGTAGGAGAACCATAGCCTTCCACCACTAGGAGCAGTCCAAGTCATCTTACGTTCAGACCACTTAATCCCTGGAATTATCTTAGGGTATAGCTCTTGTGACTTCCAGATTAACTCTCGTAATTCTTCTGTTGTGTGTCGTAGTATCAGTCCTGAGAACTGAGGGTGTGTAATGTATCGTAGTGGATCAGCTAACATTGCGTATGACTTACCACCACCAGCACTACCACCATACAACACTTCTCTCTCACCAGCAGCTAGGAAATCTGTCTGTGGCCCCTTGTTAGGTGCAAAGATTACATTCTGTTCAGCTACATTAACATCTTCAAGCTGCTCTGCTAAGACTACAGTGCTAGGTAAATCTTCCATCGGCAAAGTTTCTTGCACCTTTGCGGTGGACTTCGTACTTTTCCGCGATTGCTTTGGCTTTGGCGTACCTTTCGGCCCAGTAGTTTGCGCTTCTAGCTTTAGTCTTGTTCTTCCTGTCACTTTCTTGTCTCTTCTTTAGACCCATGTGGGAAATACTACGACCTGATTGAGTTGTAAGCCATGCTGCTACCTCACGATAGGAGTATAACTTCAAATGCTTCTTGGCTTGCTCAAGTAAGTCTAGCTCGTCTGGTATTGGGATAAGTATATCGTTATCATCTTCACATAGAATGTATCCAAAGGGTACTGTTCTACCTATCCGTGGTATTGGCACCCATTCGTATGAATCCATATCTATGTCAGGTAATTCATACTCACCTGCACTGGGCATTGTTGTTGCTTCCATGTTATTTACTTCCATATGGGGGAAGCAGGAACACTATTAGCCACTCATTATTATTATATTATCTTAGGCGTAAGTGCTTAGTGTTCCTGCTAATCTTGTTTAGGTGGTAGGAGCATTATGCCCCCTGTTGTTTTAACTTCCACCTTCTCTGTCTTTGCAAACCCTGCTCTATCCATCATATCTTTAGCAGCATTCATCTTATCTTTAATTCCTAGCTGTGTAGGATCACGTAAGGCAGACACCATAGCTGTTGCAGCCTGAGGTGCGTTACGAGCAATGTACATCTGTGTGTGTTCTGCTATCTCGTCCTTCAATGACTTAACAATGGAGGTGGTAGACGTAGATGTAGCATAGCCAGCTAACTTCTTAGCTTCTGTAATAGATCCATTAGCCTCTTCAAAGAGTACCTGTAGGAATAACTGCTGCTGTTCTGATAGTGTTCTCATAAATTCTCTTTCTTTCTCTTTTCAAAGAGGTTAATAGCCATGTTGATCTGTTTGAATGTGTAGCGTTTGCCTGTCCTTGCGTGTAATGCTTCTCTTACGTAGTACGTAGTAGAGTGAGGTAGGTTAGCTTGCATAAGTTTGTTCTGATTCAATAGTTCATACATCTTTTCAAGGAGTTTATCGTCTGTCCTTGTATCATAAACATCACTAGAATTATTCATAGTCTACAGTTATATCCATATTAAGTTAAATGTCAAGCATTATTTTGTATAAGTTCAAATTACAATACATTGTAAGTGTTGGCGATTTGATATTTGAAGTGAGGCACTTTAGGTGTTGGCGATTTAGCCAACTAAGGACTACCAGTTAAGGTGTTTGGCAGATAAGCCATTTAGAGGAAGGTACTTTAAGTGCTTTTTCCTTTAGGAGAAGACTTTAGAAAGGCATTTAAGTGCTTAGAGGAAGACACCTTATTTGAATACCTTAAGTGAAGCAGTTATAAAAAGCAACAAGACAGTTATACCATGATGTATTGAAAATGTCAAGCTCTATTTACTAGGGTGTCGCATTTAGGTATGTACATGTCCCGTGTGAACCTTATATGAGTGCGGCTTTCCTGTGTATAAGTCTGTGTGTAAGTCCTAGCCTGTGGATAACTATGTGTATATCTTCTGTGTTTTAGTGAAAGTGGTTTACAGTTGTGTTTTCACCTTCTGTGTATTTGTACATATACGATAACGTAGGGCACCCCCATGGCCCCTACCCCCCATGACTCTCTTGCTTGGTCTGATCGGCTAGGCATTTGCAGTAAAAACCCCATTAAAGCACCTATTATGGCCCATATAAGCCGAACATAAGCCCTATAATAGCTGGATACGTTAAGTGTTATGTAATCAGTGTTTCATTTTAGGTGTTTAGATTTAGTGCGACATTGTAAATGGTGCGACAGTTGGTTAAATGGGAATACAAAATAGTACACCCCATCAAAACAGATACCTTGTTACATTATAACATTCAATAAGGTTATCAAATTAAACCAGTACACTAATGAGAATGATTATCATCATGTCAGGAGTGCAACTATATAAGACACCCCATCAAATCATATGGCGTGTTCCACTATCCACTACCAACAAATACTAGTGTCCCGTTAAGGTGCCAGAATAGCCGCCTAAGCCTTGTTTAGTTATAGGTACACTTTGGTATAGGTTAAGGCTTAAATCGATTCCTTTTATATATCAATA